GTTTTAACTCTGCTTTAAGTGCAGCCCGTAAAAAAGGACAGAAAACATTTACTTGGGATAAACGTTCATATCATACTGGAGTTAAAAAAACTACTAGAAAAGGAGCTTCTTACACTAGCGTAGTTGGAAAAGGATCTAGATTGAAGAACATGAGTTCTAAAATGAAAGCAAATGCAGCAGCTAGACGTAAAAAAAGAGCAGCTAAGAAAAAGAAATAATTAATAACCAAAATAGGAGAGCCCACATGGCTAAAGAAAAAAAAGTAGATCTAAAAGAAGTTGCTATGAAAGAAATGGAAACATTAGTAGAGCAACATAATGGATTAGTAAAATCAATTCAAGAACAACAAGGTCGCTTAAATGAAGTAAAAACAATGCTAACAGAAAAAACAGGATACTTACAAGCCCTGGAAGACTGTGATGCACAATGTGATAAAGATGCCTAATTTAAATTTAATAGGTACACTTATCGACAAAGTGTCAAGCAATGTTGATAAATTCACTTTAGACAAACAAGAGAAAGCTGAATTAATTGCAGAAATTAATAAAGCTCAACTTGAAGTTAACAAAGTAGAAGCAGGTCATACATCAATATTTGTAGCAGGCTGGAGGCCATTTACTGGCTGGGTTTGTTCAATAGCATTGGCGTATCATTTTATTCTACAACCATTACTTACTTTCGTGCTATACGCTCGTGGTGTTGAAATAGTGTTGCCTGTGTTTGACATGGGCACACTAACAACAGTACTACTTGGGATGCTAGGTCTCGGGGGAATGCGTTCGTTTGAAAAAGTAAAGAAAAAAAACTAGGAGAAACTTGTGGAAATAAAGAAGCGTGGTATTATTATACCCGATCAGCACTATCCTTTAGAGGATAAGGCTGCAGTTAATTGTGTTATTAAAGCAGTAAAAAAGATTAAACCTGATGTGTTTGTAAATTTAGGTGATGTTGGTGAGTGGGAGTCAGTATCTGCGTGGAAATATAAAGATAAAAAACTACCACCTTTAGAGTATGTACTACCAATAGTAGATGAAGATATAAGATTAGTAAATGAGGGATTAGATGTTTGGGATGAAGTACTGGAAGAAGTTGGATGTAAAGAAAAACATTTATTACAAGGTAACCACGATCTCTGGTTGGATAATTTTGTTGCTAAGTATCCCTATCTCGTTGATTATTCTTTTTTCAAAGCGTGTAAAATAAAAGAGAGAGGATATAGTTATAGTGAATATAATTTACCTATACAAATTGATAACCTCACTTTCTTTCATGGTGCCTTTGCTACTACGTATCATGCTAAAAAACATCTTGAAACTTATGGAGAGAATGTAATGTATGGACATGTACATGACGTACAAAGACATACACTAACAAAATTAAACGGAACTATTGGAGCATGGTCTATTGGATGTTTAAAAGATATGTCTCACGAAAAAAATAAATGGCTTAAGGGTAGATTACATAACTGGGCACACGCTTTTGCTATAGTAGATTGGTTTGATAATGGGGAATTTAAAATAGAAATAGTAGAAATTAAAGATGGCGTAACATCCCTTTGGGGAGAGGTAATAGACGGTAATGAGTAAAGTAATAACAACTAACAAGTTAAAAGGTAATCCTTGGAATAGTTCTGATTCTAATAAAGATAGAAGATTGAACAATACAGGTTTACCTAAAGGAAGAAACAGTGCCAAAAGAAACAATAAACGTAAATAATTTTAGCGGTGGTTTAAATAACAATACTAATCAAAGAGACTTAGAGATAAATGAATATCAAGAGTTAAAAGGATTAAGTATTGAAACGCCAGGTAAACTAAAAGTTTCTGGTTCTGTTGTTGATTTACCACACGTACAATCTGCTGATGAAGAAAAGTTTACGACTACACTAAACCATGGTAATGGATTGTTTCACTTTAATAGTGATAGAGATTCATCTAATGGTGCTTTAAGTAATACTGAAATGTTATTTATACATGACATTCCTAACACTAAAATAAAAGGGTTTGATAAAACAGATGGTGCTTATGAAACTAACTCTGATATCGATTATGGTACTACAGCATCTCGAATAGAATATTATGCAGCAGATGGTCAATTAAGAGTATGTCCACATAGTTATACAGGTACATCAAATAAAATTAAATGGTATGGATATTTAGATATTGTTAAAGATTTTGGGTTTGATGCTTCTGTTCATATTATAAAACAAGAAAGTGGATTTAAAGTAGCCGATGCTTATGCAGCACCATTAAAAAGTGGTACTCAATCTACTCCAGATGGTTATGGATATCCAGATGGAACATTACAAAATTATCAAGTTGGTGTTAATAATGATTATTATCCTGCATCGTCTAATCAATCAGAATTTTTATTTAATTTATCTGCTTCTACATTTACTGTAGCAGCAGGATCTATTACTCCTACTGGAACTAACAAATTAGATACTGTGGCAGATCTTATGAAAGGTACTACTTATACTGGTTATACAGAAGGATATGGACCGTTAGCATTTTATATGTGGTTTGACCCAGCAGGTAATGGTACTGGAGATCAAACTGGTGCTAATATAGCAGTTTATAATAACTCAAGTAATAAAAAATATAGTATTTGGGTTTCTAATATATACGACAATCAAGAATCTAGCCCTACTCATGTAGGTTATATAGATCAACCTACTTTAAATGCTGATAAAAAAAGAACTTTATACTGGTCTGCAATAGGTAGAATACCAAATAAAACAAGACAAACAGGATTTAAGGTTTATTGGGCTATAGATGAAGATGATTCTGTTGGAATACAATATCTATTTATGGAATTAGATTTTAGTAAAGGTTGGAGAAAAGCTGGATCTGATATATGGGTTAAAATGTCACAAGTAACTCATAATAATTCTGGATTAATTAGCTCAGATCATGAAAGAATGTATTGTACGGGAGCAACTTTTACACAACTTAATCAATTTATAGCAGGTTTAAATAATATACAGTCTTTAGATGTAAGAGAGCCTTACACAAAACGTGGTTATAATCCTATTGGTAGAGCAGGAACTTCTTTTAAAACATCAACAATGTTAAATAGAAGAACTTATGTTGGTAATATTACTTACTATGATGAAAACAATATGCTGCAAACAGCTAATGATACTGTAATTAAATCAGAAGTAGGTGAATTTGATACGTTTGATTTTAAGAAAAGAATAGATGTAGAAATAAATGACGGTGATGATATTGTAAAATTAGCATCTGTTGGTAATAAACTATTAGAATTTAAAAAGAATACTTTATTTATTATTAATTGTAGTAGAGATATAGAACAATTAGAAGCTACATTAAAATATAAAGGATGTCGAAACGATTATCAGGTTGTTAAAGCAGAAGGGTTTGTAGCGTGGTTTAACGAATACGGTGCTTTTTTGTACGATGGAGAGCAACTAAGAGACTTGTTAATAGGTTCAAATGGACAAAAAAGATTTAAAGATTGGAGTACTCAGTATTATAGTGACGATGCACAAATTGGATACATACCAAACAAACAAACATTGATTATTACAAATCCAGCTTTAAACGGCTTTAATAGCAATCCTAGTGGTGGAATACTAGAAATTGATTTAAAGACGTTAGGATGGGCATATAGTGCGTTAAAAGGCAATACTGTAGATGTATCTAACCTTATTAATACTAATGATGGAAAATTAGTTTGGTTTGAAAAAGATGGAAATGATATAGAATTAAAATATTGGAATCCAGAACCTTCTTTAAAGGGTGGATCAAATACAGCTGTATCTTTAAAAACACCAGCATATACATTTGATAATCCTAGTCAAGATAAAGCTATAACTACTGTATATGTAAGTTATAAAAACGGTGAAGACATAACAGTCAAAGGATTTACTGACGAAACTTCTGATGGTTCTGCTTTTACTAGTGTAACATTAGGAACTTTAGCTGGTAATAATGATGGTTCTAATAGAACAACTAAGTTTAAAGTAAGAAGCATTACTGATGCTTTTAAAAAAGTTAAAACATTTGGATTAGAAATAGCTGGTAACACAGATCAACAAGACTTTGAATTAAATGATATGCAAATAGTGTATAGAAATAAGAGCGTTAAATAATGGCTAAAGCATTACCAGGTAATAAAAGAAAGTACGGTGAAAACTTATATAGTGAATCTTATAAACCACCAGAAAGCGGTGGTGTTGGAGGTGCATTATCTAGTTCAAGGGGTAAAATAAAAGATTTAGATAGTAAAGCAAATACGCAAACTAAATTAGAAAATAAACCACGTAATGTAGATGGAGTAACTGGCGATAAAAAGTTAGTTAGAGAAGGGGATGAAACGTATTTGTACTATAAAATAGAAGGTGAATGGTTTAAAACACAATTGGAGAAAGCATAATGGCAAGTAGAGCAGATGTAGTAATGGCACAGTTTGATACAAACGCAGCAGCAGAAGAAAGAAAAATGCAAAAACGTATAGAGAATAGTAAAACAATACGTAATATAGATAATATAACTGCAACAGCTGAAGGTGCAAGAATGGGTTTAGAAATGGGTAGAACCGTATCTGACATACATAAAGGTATGAAAGGTTTTAAATTTCGTCGTGATATTAGAAGAAAAAATATTGATAGTGGAATGGAATCAGGGATGAGCAGAAGAGAAGCAAGAAAGTTTTGGCGTGAAACTGGTAAGGCTGAAGCTAAAGCATTTTATAAAAAAAATGAAGATGATGGGTTAAGTCATAACACTCTGGTATCTATGTATTTAGATGGAGTTAATGACGATCCATCTGGAGATAATCCAAAAGCACCAACAAATGCTAGTAATTATCCAGATTTTGTTGGTCCAAGCCCAAGTGGACAAGGATTTGTAGGTCCAGTTCAAGGATCATCTACTACTGAAGAACCTTCATATCCTATGATGGGACCTGGAAGTGCTGCTGGAAGAGGGTATTTTTTTAGTAAAGGAATAGCTAATTCTATTGGTTACCTTAAAGATAGATTTGGAAAAAAGGATGATGAATAAATGTGGGGTTTAATACCAGATAGATTAAAGTATTATAATAATGATAAGTTTACTAAAAAGTTATTTGAACACTTAAAATTAAGAGAAGGTTATAAACAAAGTGTTTATTTAGATATATTAGGTAAACCTACTTGTGGTATTGGGCATTTATTAACTAAAGAAGAAAACAAAAAGTATCCTGTTAAGTCTTTAGTACCTAAAAGGGTTATTGATAACTGGTTTAAAGAAGATGTTAAGACAGCTTTAGATGCTTCTAAGACACAAATGAAGTTACTTAAATTAAATGATGACGATTTTAAAATAGCATTAGTATCTGTTAATTATCAATTAGGTACTAGTTGGCATAAAAAGTTTCCAGCTACATGGAAATTATTAAAAGCAAAACATTATGATGATGCAATAAAAGAATTATTATATAAAAATCCACCAGAGATGGAACCATCTACGTGGAAAGAACAAACACCAGTTAGAGTAGAAGACTTTGTAGAAGCAATAAATAAATTAAAAGGGGATGTGTAATGGCAACAGCTGAACAATTAATAAAAAAAAATAAGCAACAAGAACAAGATAGGTTGCAAGAAAAATTATTTAAAGAAGGAATGGAATCTGGTATTTACCAAGAAGGAGATGATCCAAATAGTGAGTATAAACAACTACCTCCAGAAAAGGGTTTATTTCATGAATCAGAAGAAGACGATAATGACACTATGTATAATGATGATATGGATTATCGTCCAGACGAATTGTTTGTAAGTAAACATGATAAAGCTAAAAGAGAAGCATCTAAAGCAATTGCTTCTAGCTTTGGTGGTAAATTTTGGTTAAATTCTATTAGTCCTGATTTAGAAATTAAACCTTTTAGTCCTTCTATTGTGGCTAAGAAAATGAATGAGGAGGCGTAATGGACCCAGTAAGTATAGGTTTTGCAGTAGGTGGTGCTATATTAGGTAATATAGGTATGCGTAAAAGAAGACGTGAAGAAAGAAAGCGTAGAGCAAGAGAGAAAAAACATGCTTTAACTGCACAAACATCATTAATAAACTCTATAGGTGGATTAAGAGATGATTACAGACAAAGAGCTGGTTTTGCTAGACAAGAGTTTAATGTAACTCAACAAGGAGCTTTACAAGGTTATCAAGGAGAAAGATCTGCTATGGATACATTGGTTGGTAATACAGGTATGAGTTATAGTGGTGGTGCAATGGAGCAAAGTAACAGACTAGACAGTGCATTTAAAAATCAATTGACTGCACAAAAATTAGGAGCTGATCAAACTATGTCATCTATATCAAAAGGATTTCAATCAGAGTTAAGAGACGTACAAGTAGGATTATTAAATTTAGAAAGAACGGCATCAGAAAGAGGTTATTCAATACCTAGTATGGGTGCAAACTTTCAAACAAACCCAAGCGGGTTAGGAGGAGTAGTATAATGGCAAGTTACAGTGAAGCATTTTTAAATTCTTTATCAAGAGCTAGCTCTAGCATATCAGGCTTAATGGCACAAGTTAGAGAACCAAGCTTTGAGGAGAAGACGGAAATAGAAACAAATGCATCAAAAGAATTAATGCAAACACAAGCTGAAACAACAGCAGAATTACAATCATTTATTATGGGTGAAAAACATACATATGATACAGATTTAGCTAGTATGGGTTATGAAAACAACTATAATATAGAAGCGATAAGAGCTATGAATGCTTTAAATTTACAAGGATTGCGTGGTGAACAAGCTATGGATCAAATTAGATATGAAACTGCACAAAAGTTAGAAGACGCAGGTTACGATGCTATGGTAGCTTTAGGACAAACTAATTTTGTAGGTGTATCAGATCCAAGTGAAAACCAAGGATTTACTTTTGAAACAGCTAAAAGGTTCTTAACAAAAGATAATAAACGTGCTGAAGCTTCAAAACAACAATTTGAAACTCAATACAATTTATTAAATGTAGGATTAGCTGACGTATTACAAGTAAAACAGTTGAATCCAAATGCACCTTCAGTAACTCAAGCTATTGATTTAATTAATACTGGTATAGAAACAGCAGAAAGTCTTGCAACATTTTCAGCACGTCAAAGTTTTGATGAAGACCAAGACTATTACAACAATAGACTTGAACAAATGTATCAATTAAAAGCTACTTTAGAGCAATAATATATAATGTTAAACCCTTATATTAATAGCTTAAACAGTCGTTTAAGAGCTGGTCGTTTAAATGAAGTTACATATGCTAACATTCTAAAAAACTACTATGACTCTAATGCAGCGTTCTTAGATCAAGATAGTTTAAATTATGTTGAAAGTAAACTAACTGAACTTAAAATTCCTATAGCTTCTCAAGATGCTACTGATGGAGTTATTAAACAAGCAGTATCTGGACTATTAGAAGGCTTTACCACGTTTGGTTTTGCAGATAAACCAGATACTGGTATGGAAAAAATAGTAAATAATGTTACACACTTAATAGGTTTAGCACCAGGGATTATGATGGGTGGAGCTAGAATGTTAACTAGTGCTACAGCTACTGTTGGTAATGCAATAATAAGACGTGGTGCTGCAGAAAGTAGTAAATCTTTAGCAAAACTAGGTAAAAAATTAGTAGATAAATCTAATAATTATGCAGCTAGTAGTGATAGATTGCAAAGATCTATGGGAAGATTAGCTAACACTACACTATTAAAACCCTTCCGTTCTACTAATCCTGTAATGTTAGATCCTGTTAAAAACAAATCTATCTATGAATTAAAATCTATACCAGGTAAAATTGCTGAAGTAGTACAAATGCAAGGTATAGCAGCGTTAGGTGAAAACAAAGGTAAGTTGTTAGAAGGTATATCTAGTGGTTTATTATTAGGTGGAATGAGTAAAGATGCGGTAGGTAGAATACTTCACGAAGCTGGACACGTTGGATTGCTTATGGCTTTCTCTAATCATCCGTTAGCATCTAGAAATACTGGAGGTATGTCTGGTGAAGGTATTAAAGAAATGGCTATGGCTGGTATGCATGGTGGTATAGCTGGTGGTATCTTTGGTAGTATAGGTCAATATGCAAACATATCTAAACTAATGACATCTAGTAATCCAGCATTAGTAAAAGCAGGCGAAAGTATAATAAGAAAAACAGCTAGTACTTTAGCTACTAAAAATACAGCAGAAGCTACTGAGTTTATAAATACTGTGGTAAGAGGGACAGCTGGTGCAGGATATGGTGGTATAGTAGCTGCTATGAATGATTATCCAGTAGAAGAACAAATATATGAAACTTTAATGGGTGTATTTTTTAGTGTTAATGCTAGACCTACGTGGCAAACTAGAGCTACTAAGGATATAAATGTTCACGCAAATACTTTTGATAGAACTAAATCTGTAAGAGAAAATATAGACACATTAAAAAGACTTCCATGGTTTAAATCTGAAACTAAAGACTATCAACAATATTGGCTAAATCATTTTGAAGCCATACGTCAACAACAGTTAACTAGTAAAGAAGTTATTACTGATCAATTAGGGTTAGAAATTTTAAAAGTTGTACAACAATTAGAAAAAAATGGAAAGATTACTCAAGAACAAATTCAATATGCATTAAAAGGAAAAGGAAAAGAAGAAGGTAAATTAGGTTTACTACAAGAGCTTGTTAAGTTAAAAGAAAGAGTACAAAGCGATAATTATACACCAGATGTAGATATAGCACCATATAAACCTTCTAAAAATATAGATTTATCATTATTGAATGAAAGCTTCAGAAAAGAACTTACCTCTGGTAATGAAGTAGATTTTCCAGTGCATAGTTTAACACAAATAGCTAAACGTATAGCAGATACTTCTGGTTATGAAAAGTTTACACAAGAGATGTTCTTTGAAAAAATGGTTACTGCATTTAATACTACTAAAGCAAAACATTTCTACAAAGACTCAAAGGGTAAGGAACGTATTGATGTTGATGAGTTTGTTAAAAAAGTTAAAAGACAATATCCTAAAGTTAAATTTGACTCTAATGATATAAAAGAAACTAGAAGGGTAGCTTTAAGATTTGATAATTACAAACCTATATATGATGACTTTTATATTGATTTTACTAACCCATTAAAATCAGGGGATAAAAAAACAGTAGGAGATCCACAAATGGTTCCTATGGTTGATCCTCAAGGTAATCCTTTAAGCAAGCTTACTGCTGGTAAGAGAGATACTTTTATAGGTTTTAGAAATATGCGTGGTAAAACTATAAGTTATATGCAAGTTAATAAAGGGAAAAAAAATGTTATCTTTGTAAGTCCTTTTGCTAGAGAAACTGTGTATTCACCTAAAAGTAAAAACCCTATAGTAAGACCTTATGTAAGTGAAAAAGATTGGTATGCATTTGAGAAAAAATTAAATGAAAGAGATAGAGAGTTTATATATGGTGGTATATCTGACACTGGTAGGGTAGATATAAGAAGTTATCCTTGGGCTGCAAAAGGTAAACAAGGTCATTGGACTCCTACAGAAGTAGAGGGTGTGTATAAAAAAATTATTAAAGAAGCAATTAAAACGCCAGAAGGTTTAGCTTGGTACAGAGCTAATTCTAAAAAACAAATTAATAAAGAAACTAAAGAAAATACTGTTGCTACTATGATATATAGAATGCGTGAAATGGGAATGATAAAATCTGGTAAAGATGTAAACGTTAAAAAAATAACTGGGTTAGTAGAAAGATATTTAAGAAACGAAAAAAACGGAGACTATAAAACTCCTGCAAAATTTCAAAAGTATTTAAATCAAATGGATAAAGCTGAAATACCTTTTTTAGATGGACTTAAATTAGGTTTAAAAAATAATGATATGAATGGTATATTATTAGAAGATTTAAATGTAGGTACAAGATTTGAATCAGAAACAGATGGTACAATATTGTTAAATTCTAGAATATTTGATAAGTTAGTAAAGTATATGGGTAATGATTCTGCTTCGGGTATGGCTAAGGGTACATTATTTTCTAAACCTAGAACTTCAAGAGAAAAAGCTAGAAACGATCAGGGTAGTAGAAGTTTAGTAATAGGTAAATTTGCTTATGCTAGAGCAGATAAAGCTGATATGAGATATATGGATGCTAATAATTTACAGTTTATGCTTTACACTTCTGGTGCTAAACATAAATTTGGATTAGAAGTTAACATGCTTAATGAGCTGGCTTACGATAAATCAAAAGCAACTATTGATCAAAACGTATATCCTATTGATCCTAAAAAATTCAACGTAAAAACAAGTGACTTTCATTGGAATATAGATGTACGTGAAAAAATTAATGTTACTGGTAAACTAAATATTATGCAACAAATGTTTTTAAATGCTAACAACATACAGTTTGATCCTAATACTCCAGTAGGTGAGGCATTTCACCAAGGATGGAGAGGTTTACTAAGTGATGCAGTAAGAGGTGATTCTAAAGTAACTAAGGAAGCTCTAAAAAGATTAGATCAAAAAACTCACAAAGGTAAAAAACTAAAAGGTGGTAGAGATTTAGAAGGATTAGATATAGATAAAATAGATATTGCTACTATTGATACAATTATGACTACCAGAACTAAAAGTCAAGCATTCAAAAGTATATTAAAACATTTATACTTTGAAAATAAACATGGTCAGTTTCTAGATACAGAAGCTAGTGAATTTAGTAGAGTTCATGATAAGCACGTAGGTCAACATTTAGCTGATACTGGATTTTCATATTCAGCTTTACAGAGTAGAGGTACATCAGAGTTTGTACAAAAGACCTTAAGATCTTATTTGCTAGCACGTATTATAAGACCTAAAGTAAATAATAGTTATTCAGTTATTTTAGCACCATACGATTGGAAGTATTCATTAAAAAAACAAAAATATAGTTCAGCAGAAAAAGGTTTAGCAGATAACGAGTTTATGTTATGGTCTGGTGCAGAGAATATGCGTGTTAAACATCCTACAGAAGGTAAAGAAATTACTTTAAAACAATGGTGGACAGATATGCAAAACGTCTTATCTTTAAATATGAACAATGCTAAAGTGGCTAAGATGTCAGCAGAAGATTTAACTGCTTGGAGAGATTCACAATATGCAATTATTAATCGTTCACCTGTTATGACTGCTGGTAATATGAGAGCACTCAAGTTTGTAGGTTTTGCTGGAGGTAAATCAAAAAAAGGTTTTGCATTAATTACTAATTCAAGAAATGATTTAATGATGGGTGGAGCTGATAAAGATATTGACTCTGCACATTTATCTTGGGGTATGCCTAAAGGAATAAAAGACGGCTATAGACAACCACATGTTCAATATGAGTTTTCTAAAAAAGAAAATATAAAAGAAGATTATGAATTAAAAGATGATCAGTTTTTAATGGATAGAGGTATTATAGGTGACGTTGTAGCTAAACCTAACTCTTTAGGTATTTTAATGTTAGGTGAAAAGATTAAAGCAGCAGATTCAGCTACGTATGGTAAAGATTCTATTGGTATTATATTCAATGGTTTCACACAGATTAAACAAGCAGCAGAATTAGCTTTACAAAGTAGAGCTGATCTTAGTCCAAAAGAAAAATTAGAAATATGGCAAGAAATAGCTAGATTAAATTCAGCTATAGGTAATAGATATATTGACGCTGCAGAAACAGTAGGTCTTCCTGATGCGTTTACTACAATGAGAAAGGTAAGAGAGTATCTAGAAAATACTTATGAACTACCAGTAAGTGAGTTAGACGTTTCACAATTTAAAAAGTTTCATGACGCTACTATTAAAGGTAAACTAAAAAAAGATGGACCTACTTATGATAAGATATCTAAAAACATGATTGATAAACATGGAGATGTAGATTCTATAGTAAGACAAATAGCAGAATATACTAAAGATTTAAATATGACTATTGATCCATTAGTTAATATGAAGAAAGAAAACATGTTTAATATTGTAGGAATGTTAAACGAAGCATTGTCAAAAGACCCCTATGCCAAAGCATTTGGAATTGAAAATGATAAATATTTTAAAAATATATTTTTTGATCCTAAAAGTACTACTAAGTCAGAAGTAGAAGCTATACTAGATAATCCACATTTTTTGTATAACAAAATGTCTGTTGTCAGAGTAGTAAAAGCTGTACAAGAAACGTATAACTTTTTAGATAAACCACATAAAGGTTTAAATGATAGTAGTATATCAGAAACTTTAACTAAACGTTTTCGTATGACTAGACCAGAAATAGACAGTTTTGTTTATCAACTTATACATACTGCACAACAACAAAAGTTTATGTTTAGTGGTAGAGCTAATGCTAAATTACAAAAGTTTGCTGCTGGTTCAAGAAACAATCCTGATGGTATGAGCTATCCTGAGACTGTGTTGTTAAGTAAAAGATATTTAAAACAAGCTCTTACAGAATTTTATGCTAAGAAAGCTACTAGGGGTGGTAGAGGTACAATACCAAAGAGTGAAATGACTATCATTAATAAACAGGTAGAGAAACTATTTGAATATTGGCACGAAGCTAACCCTTTTATGGAATTAAATTATAATGGAATGCCACAAGAACAAAAAGCTGCATTCGAGGTAAGAAAACAAGAAGTTATACGAGTAAGAGATAAATTAAGAAATTTAGTATTATATAAAGAAGGTAAGAAAAATAAAGGTACTAGAAAAAATGAAAATGATTGGAGTGAAAAAGATAAGTCTAATTATTATAATTTAAGACAGCAATTAGGTAATTATGAGTATGAAATGAGAAACTTTCAACCAGAAGGACCTAATAATATGATGCGTAATGCTGCTATATCTCCAGAAGTTAAACGTGATATAGCTAGATTTGAAGAATCTATATTAGAATCACTTAAAGAACCTACTGAAACAAGAAGAAGATCTGCTATATTTAAAACTACAACTTTACAAGAACCTGTTAAAACAGGTGACAGAGATGGCCCTGGTACTGTAATAGATAAGGATATAAAATTTGGTGGAACTTTTGCTGCAGATTTAACAAATTGGGAAGCTTTAGCCAAAGCTGATAATTTTAAAAAAGAAATTGCTTCACAAATAAAAACAAAACAAGAGATTGTAGATAAATATCAAATGACACCAAAAGCTTTGACTTATGAAATAGATAGAATGGGTAACATTATAAAGAGAATGGCATTAAATGGACAAACTTCTCATGTTATGGACCTTACTGGTATTTATTTAAAAACATTTGAAAAGTTAGATGTTGCTGCTAAAAGCGGTATAGATACAATAGATTACAATCACTTAAGAATATTTAGTAATATATTAGAGAACAGATATTTAGATGGATGGAAAGAGTGGGGTACTAGAAAACTTTTACATAGAAAATTAATTAAAGAAATAGCAGAATTAGAAAAAAAACATGGTTCAAAACTAATGCCACCAGAGTTTGATACAGACTTATTATTTCCTTCAGAGATAGGAAAAATATTAGAAAAAGTAGATAAAGTTTATAACATCGGAACAGCACAAGTAATTAAAGATGGTATATATACTGATGTAGGTATTAAATATCCAACAAATATTGTAAGTGAGATAGGTAAAACAATAGGTTCGGCTCACACTGCTGGTAATGTTTTAGCTGATATAATGATAGCTGAATTAAATTCTAAGCTTGATACTATAAGACCTGTAAACTATAAAGAATATGCTAAAGTAAAACCTATATTAGAATCATTAGCAGCTTACGAAAGACAAATGGGATTAAAAGGTAATGAAAAACCAGGAGATAGAGGACCGAGAGAGAATGAATCTCCACAATCTATTGCAAATCTTAAAGCTAATGTAATAAAATTTAGAAAATTATTGAGTGAAATAGATCCAAAGTATAGAATAGAAGTTAAAGAAAGAGGCACAGATAAAGATTTAGAACTAACGCCTAGAGAAATGGTTGAGTATATTAAAGAAACTATACAAACAGAAACTATGACTGACGCTTACAATACTTTGCATGCAAGTAACTATAAAACGTTAGCAGAAATGTTAAGTGGTAAAAAATTAGTACAAGGTAGATTTAAAGGTGGAGTATTTAATTTTGATAAATTTTATGATGTAGATATAAAAAATAAACTAAGTGTAGATCAACCAGAATATATGCATAAAGCTATGTCAGAAACATTTATGGATGTTCATGGTATAATTATGCCAGATAGGTTATTGTTTATTGAGAGTGTAAATTTAAATGACAGGCGTTTAGCACAAGGTAAAGAAGTTGTACGTAAACATTTTCATAGTGAAGATTTAACCTGGGCAGAGTTTCAATTAGATATACGTGATATAGCTATTGAAAAGTATGGTACTGTATTGAAAGATGGAAGTGTTGGATTAGATTATTCTAAATTACAAAAAACAATATCTGAAACAAATCCTAAAATGACTAAATACCAAGAGTTGCAAAGTTTTATAAAAGAAACTAATTTAAATAAAGTAAGAGATCAGAGACTTGGTTTTATTGGAACAGAAGAAGTAGATGGTGAAAGATTTAGTAACACATATCATCCTTTACATCACCCTAATACTAAAGCACATATTAAGTTTATACAAAACGAACACATACCTAGAGAAACTTTACGTTATTTTGGTAAGTTACAAAACACTGTAACTAAAGAATACTATTATGAGTTTAAAGATATTGATATAGAGGCATTTAAAAGAGGTGAAGTAGTAGGTAGGTATGATACAAAACTTGGATTAAAAGAAGGTGAATTACTTACTGAAAACTTGGAACTACATAGAGCTTTAGAACAAAAATTTATAACATTACCAGAAGTTGCAGAACGTTTGTATAAAAATATGGTAAATAAACTGGTAAACAATCCAGAGCAATATAATAATGAGTTTTACGATCAAGTATCTTATGATAGAATTAACATGATATCAACTAGAAGAGGTTCTATAGAAGCACCTGGTGTAGGTAAATTTTCTACAATAAGAAAAAGAGCTTCAGTACCTATTGAAGGGTATGATACATCTATGGAAGCTTATAAAAGATATTTAAGAACTAGTGCGTTGGGTGTGACTACACAACGTGCTGCTCTTATGTCTAGACTACATATAAGCCATTTTAAGTATAATACTTTACCTGGTAATAAAAGAATTGATCCTGATGTAGGAAGAAGATGGTTGCATAAAATTATAGATTTAACTAAGGGTTATATGAACATGCCTAGTACTAGAAGTTTAGAACTTAATGGTGTAAATGCTAAAGATATGGATATATTAGTTAAATATGCTGAATCTGGATATAGTTTACATTTTTTAAAAGAAAATCCTATGTACGATGCAGTAGATGCAAAATTAATAAATGATTTAAGACAATATACTAGACCTTCTGAAAGTGAAATTAATAACATGCAAAAAGAATTGTATGCTAAGTATCGTTTTAAAAACATAAAAGATGCTTATGGTAATAATATAGAAAAAATTAACAAAAGTAAAGCTTCTCAAGCAGATAAAAAAACAGCTAGAATTAATTTAACGAAAAAATATGAAGATACTGTTAAAAGTAAAAGAAAAGCTATGCTTAGAGAGTTATATGGTGAATTTGTAAATGTAGATGGTAAGGTTATACAAAGAAATAATATAGATTTAATTGACTATGCTGAAAATATGGTAGTATTAAAATCTGGTAAAGGTGTTAAATTTGATAAAAGATCAAGTACTATAGGAGCAATTAGAAAAAGAACTGTAGATTATAGAAATGATTTTATATTTAAAAATAATACCAAAGAAATAAACAAAGACAATATAGACATTACAAATATTAGAAAATCATTTAGAGGATTTTATAGTGATGAAACAGTTGGTAATGTAATGGTTCGTGCAGAACAAAGAGTTAATAAAGCATTAGGTCATTTAACTGATGGTAGAATACAAATATTTAAAAGTTTACCTAAAGACCCTACTGCAAGACACAGAGCTATGGTAGATAAAATGAATTGGTTTTCAGATATGGAGGGTAAGTTTGAAATGATGGCTTTACTTGCTCACCCTAAATCAGCTGTAGCTAATATGTATGGTGGTACTACAAATTTAATTACTGATGTAGGATTTGATTTTTATCTTAAATCATTTGACGAAAATTATTTAGTTAACACTGTATTTAAAGGTAAAACAATAAATGCTTATGATCCTTCAACTCGACAATACATAAAAGATCCTATTAGAACTATAGATGACGTTCATACATATGTAGAAAGTTTTGGTTTCTTAGAATCTAATATTGTAAGAGAATTAGCTATGATGAAACCTGCTGGAGAAACTGATTGGCAGTCATTTGTAAATGTTGCTGGACCTAGAATTGCTGAAGCATTTAAAAAGTTGCCAGTATATACTAAAGATAAGTCTTTAAATAAAGAAAATATTGAAAAAAGAAAACAAACTGTTGAACAAGAATTAACTATTAGTGAAGCTTCTAAAAAGTTTGGTATAAATAAAGTAGCTTTAGATATGGGTTCTTATTTTATGAGAACTACAGAAAGACATTTACGTTTAAAATCAGCTATTGCACACTACATTAAAGCTAGAGAATTGTTTACTGATAGTAGAGGTCAAGTAGAAGTTACTGAACAATTTTTGTTAGAATATGCACAAAAAGGTATTGAATCTTCACAGTTTATATATCACGCTACAAATAGACCTAACTTTGCTAATACTGCGTTTGGTAGAGTTATGACACGTTTCCATCCTTATAGTTGGAATAGTATTAGAAGAAGAGCAAACATAATAAGTGATCGTATGCTTACAGAAGGATATGGAGACTTTGATGCTAACAAAAAATTTGAAAGACAATTAAGTGCTGATTTAATGACTGCAGCTTTAGGTAGTGTGTTTGCAGCAAGTATATTTGAATATGCTTTATCACCACCTATGAATTGGATGGTAGATTTCTCACATTTAATGTATGGAGATGAGCAAGAAAGAGAAAGAGCTTTCTATAATCAATATGGACATCCTTTGTTATCTCCATTAGCTATTGTAACTCCTCCTGCTGCAAGATTTGTATTAGGACCAACAACTAGTATAATTAACAACGACTGGGAAGCTTTTGCTAAATACACTGCAGCTACTGCATTACCTTTTGGTAGGGTGGGAAGAGATTTCTTAAGAACAGCAGAAACTCCTGAAATGGCAATGGAATGGATGTTTGGTATTCCTGTTCATGCTGTAGGAAGGCTAGGAAATAGGCCTGATAAGGAAGAAAATGAAGAAATTGTTGAAGAAGCTCCATAATGGTGCCTACACGTTAGCCGTTGTTTTTAGGGTTACTTATATACGAAAAATTTTTTTTACAACCGTCTAGGTACCATTTTGAGGGCAATCTGGGTTACAAAACATAAAAATATCTCATAACCCAGTCGGTAGGTTGCCTATAAATCATTTTCTTCTTTAATCTCTTCTTCGTTCTCAAATTCACCCCAATCTTTACATCCAGTGCATAAAGCAATGTAACATCCTGGATCACCTGTTTCTATTGGTTCCGATGCTGGTACTCCATTAGTACAAATTGTGCATTCCATTAAAGCTCCTTTACTTTTTTTACAAAATTATTATATTCTTTAAGTTTTGACACAAGTCGTTGATATTTATTAGTATGAAAAATAATATTATTACGATTCAATTTACCTTCAACATTTACATCCCACGTTGTATCTACTTTTGGTTGCTTCATATTTCTCCTTTATTATCCCCCCTTAGTTAATATATTATATACATCAGTGCCAACCAAGTGTATTTGCTCTAAAGGGTCTGAGGTGGATTTTCACCACTCGCTTCCTTCAAAGCGTGTTAATATAGGGGGGACAATTTTTAATTATCTTGATTAATTCTTTTAAGTATTTCTTCAATCATTTCTTTTTCTGTTTCACCAACAAAAGGTGCTTTTCTGTAATTTAATAACGCTGCTTTAACAATCATTAATTCTGCTGGATTATAGAAATCTAAATAATTATCTTCTTTTTTCTTAGCCAAAACTATCTCCTTCATCTTCTGATTTTCTTATTACTTGATTTATATTTTTATCATGATTTGCATCAGATGTCATGTTATCTAATTCATAATCTTTATCTTTTTCTCTTCTTACTTCATCTCTTTCATCAAGTGCAATTATAATTTTCTTTGATATAGAGACTAACAATTCTACTTCTTTTGAATTAAGGTTTACGTTTACCATCTTTCATTTCCTTTTCTATTTTAATTAATCTTATCCATTCTGTATATGGTATTACTGCTAACGCTTCTTTGCGATCCATACGTGTAACTACTAAGTCTACATCATCTGCATGATGCTTAGGATATAACCATTGTGCAATCTTCTTTTTCATTTTAGCTTGGACTGCATATCCTTCTACTAAACAATCAACTTGTTCAGACTTACCTAATGCTTTACCATTGGAGGCATAGGCCCTCTCAGCAGAGAGCCCTTCCTCTTTAGCAATGTTAACACATTCTCTTTCAAGATTATTACCACGTATTTTATTTCTATGCGTCATATGCCTTACCTATGCTTGATGTATTGTTTTTAAGCATATTCATATTAACTGTTCCAAATTGGAATGCTAACTTTATATTAAATAAGATAAATGACATACCAAAACTATGTCCTGCAAATTGACTGTAAGTAATTAGAAATTGAAATATCCATAACTTAAATCCTAATTGCATTGTTTTAGTACTTTCATTATTACTGTTTATTAATTTAAACACATTTAACTCGTTTCATTTAATTGCTTAAAAGTAAAGTCATCTGTGTTAAAGAATACAGTCATTTCAAACCTATCTTCGTCTCTTGATTTCTCAGACACGACTTGTCTTACTTTTTCTGATCTTTCACCTTTGATGACTAACACTTTGTCAGCTTTCTGTACTAGATTAGATGAACCTTTTAATGAATGTAATGCAACTACATTACTAGCTGCACTAGCTTTATTTAAGTGTGATATAGCTATAATGATTATATTGTTTTTCTGTGCTATTTGTTTAAGCCCATCAATAACAATATTTTGTTTTTCTATTTCACCTCTGTTAAAGTCTACTTGTACTTCATCAGCAGTATCTACTACTAATACATTTGGTTGATATTCTGCAACGATTTTCTTTACTGAATCTATTCTTGGTGCTATAGTCATTAGTTTAACATGTCCTAATTTGTCTTTAAGTGTAAAGTCTGGATTAGTTTTATATTCATTGTTAATCCATTCTTGACTTTTACCTATAGCCATTTGACCAAAGCGTCTGAAAGTTAATTCTTCTTTCATTTCCAATGATAAATACAATACGTCTTTCAATGCCTTTGTTACTAAATATTGTACAAATGCTGATTTACCCATACCTGTATCACCAGAGAACACAATTAGTTCACCTGGTTTAAAAGTATATTTATATGTATTAAACAAAGCACCTACATCTATTGAACGTTTAGTAAGATCTTCACTTATATATTCTCGAAGATTCTTTTCTAATGCATCAATACTATTAATTTCTAATACATAGTCTTTATTTTTAAAGTAAATACATTTAGGGTCACAGTATTCAGCCATAATATGATCTTTACAACTATACACATAATTTCCTTCATATGTATTGTTAACAGATCTTATGACTTCATTTTCTGGTAATGTTCCGTCACTCCATGTTAGTAAGCCATTTAAAGCTACTAAATATGGAACACCAGAACGTTTGTACGAGCTTGCCATACGCATTAATTTCATATTACGAGAACCTTTTATTGGTCCTTCATTAAATATGTGTTGCATACACGATACTACATTAGATACATCACCTTTTCTACTATCACCATTAGTGACAGCAGCTATTGTTGGTGATGCAACTACCATTGATTGTAAGTATGGATCAAATTGTATATCTTCAGATTTAAACATATTATCATAAAAACCTGGATATTTCTTTGACCATTTAGTGTATGCTGTTTTACTATTAGCAAACTTTTTAATATCATTATATGAATAATCTTGTAATAAATTCATAGGAATAAAGACTTTGTATAAACCTGTTTTGGTATTCAAAGCCCATTCACTACGTATTATTCTTGTCTTATCATATATAGAATCACCAAAACTAAAATGTTTTTCTAATGTAAATTTTAATTTTGTATGTAATTCTTTACTTGGTTGTAAACCAAATACATTCTTTATTTTGATATGATAACCACTACCACTAAACCATATATTAATATCTTCTGCCATAACTCCCTTATCTAATACTTCAGATAAACAATTCATAACATAAGGATTAAATGATTTGTCGTCTATATCACCTTTATCAATGTCTAAATGTATGTAATTTAAATAAACTAATCCGTTAAATCCTTTTACAGATCCTTCCTTATCTACGTGTTTAGTAAACGATTCATCAAAATGGTAATAAGAACGATACATTTCTTTCTTAAATGCATTCTTTTCTACTATGTCATTGTAGATATTTATATTACCAGTAACATTTCTGTTATTGATAGAACCTTCTACTATTTCTACGATAGCTTCTCTATTTTCCATCCCTTTGCTTTCCCTTTCACGTCTTTAATTTCTATTAGTTTAATTCCCATTCTAGCTAAATCATCACTTGAACGGATTGTTCTAAATGCTCTAGAATATGTACTTGGCGTATGTACTTTCTGATGAGCAAGTCTTCCATAATTATTTATTTGTGTTTCAAAATCGTAACTATAGAAGACTTTAGATCTATTCTTCATTTGATTTTCTATCCAACGAAGAACTATTTTTTTAGCTGTCACTAAAACGGTAAGTCTTCAACAGCTACTGATTGACCGCCAACTTGTACAGTATCTTTTTTGTAGTTTTTAGGATAACCTTTTTCTACTTGTGCTTTAAACTTAGATTCTAAGTCTTCAACATTATCCCAACTTGACATAGTACTCCAGATTGCTCTTTTGTATTTACCTGTAGATTCATAACTTAAACATGCAACTTGTGCATCAGTTAAAGCATCTACATTAATTTCACCTACATCAGATACATTTAGATCTTTACCAGCTGCTAAATACAATGTATTTACATCATCTGGAAATTTAAGATCTGTTACAATACCATTTACATCTTTTTCAAAGTTTTGATTGATAAAACATGTATAGCTATAGCCATTTCTTTCATCAGTCAATGTAACTTTTAAAGTAGTATCATTGTATTGTGAGTCTTGTTGAGTTACTTCACTAATTTTACATTTATTAATGAAATAATTTTTATTACCATTGCTTGAGTTAGCAACTTTAGTTCCTGTAATCGCCATTATTTACTCTCCTTTTTAACGGTTTTAGGTTTACTTTTTGTTTTTTGAGCTTTTGCATTTTGAATAATCAATTGCTCTTGTTTAATTACACCCATAAAATGAGCCATTGCTTTTTTCCATTTTACTTTAGTATCATAATAATCTGCACCACGTCTTTCAATATGTGTGCTTATATGATCTTCTGGCATATGTTGTTTAGCAATATTAAACATTCCATCTAAAACATCTAACAAATCAACTGTTACTGCTGATGTTTTTTGATTTAATTGTGCATTAACTACTTCTTCTGCACTTGCAAACGCCATATCACCACCAAATCCTGCAAATGCTAATGCACGACCTACTGCTGATGTTTCACAATTTTCCATTGCTGAAGTTTTGTTAATAAAAGTTCCATTGTCTCGTTCTGCTGCTAATCCAGTAAAACAAATCTCTGGTTCTTGTAATGGATTTGGTGTTATTGTAGCTTGTATTACATACTCGTTACACATATCACCTGTTTTTGAATCTACTATACTATTTACTGATATTAATTCAGTTTTTATTGAACATCCCTCATAAGTGTTTCTATATTCTACTAAACGATCTTTGACGAATGTATATTTTGATACATCGAATCCCATTTTAATTTCTCCAATTTAAGTTAATATTTAATTTTAAAGCCCATTAATATAACTACTAACGGGCTTTAAATCAAGACCTAATTACTTAGTCTCTAACATCATTGTAGGAAAATGAAACGACAATTCCTTGTTGTATGGTTGTTCTGTAATCAATTTCCTAATGGAATTTGCTATAAAACTACCACTCATATTACTACAATATGATGTTGCTTTTGCATTACATGGTTCACTACTGCCTTCTTCATCTGAATACCATGTTTTTAGGTATTGTGATAAAGTTGGATTAGTAAACACATACTGTTGATAATGTTCTGCACCCATTCTACCATCTATAAGATACAATGGTTTCTGTTGCTTCATTATATTCTTGACTGCATCAAGTCTTGACTCCATAGAATCAAAACCTAAGATTATAATGTCATTACC